CGTTAATGCCCTTGGTGGATTTGTTGCAATTAATGGGCCTACTAACTTCCCTGCCACACAACCAGCTCAAGGTGTAGTTGTCAGTATTAAGGATGTTGGATCAGGATTTACAACTAGCTCTAATGAAATAACTATTACTAATGGAGCTGGTACAAATAAGAATGTAAGAATTACAGGCTTTCCTTCTGAATATGCAGCAGCGACACTGACAGATGATACTGGCCTACAAGTTACATCTGATATAACAAATAGTACAAGTGGAACACCTGCTGTTCATAGATACGTTTATCACAAACAACTAGCAAAAGAAAGTGACGTTAAAGCACTGAGCGATGACATCAATAACTTTAATGAGAGATATAGAGTAGGTGGTTCTAATCCTTCTAGTGATAACCATGCTGGTGATTTATTTTATAACACTGGCACTGACAAGATGCTGGTTAGAAATGCAGCTAATAACGCATGGGAAGAAGTTCAATCTATTGGTGAGTTCTTTATAAATACAATCTCAAGTGCAGGTAGTGGAAGTGATTCTCCTCCTGGTGGTAGTGCAACATTTAATGGAACAGCTAGGAAGTTTACTCTTAGTAATCCACCAAGTTTTGCACAACAATTAATTGTAAGTATTAACGGTGTTATTCAAAAGCCAAATTCAGGTAGTGGCTTTCCATCAGAAGGCTTTAGTCTGAATGGATCTGTTATTCAATTAGCTGCTGCTCCAGCTACAAATGCTCCGTTCTTTATTATTACAATTGGATCATCAGTTAACATTGGAACACCATCAGCAGGGACAGTTGATTTAGCTAAGTTAGATACAAGTAATACAGGAAGTACAGGCCAGTTTTTAAAGAAAGATGGATCAACTGAAGGTATTGGTTGGGCTGATGTTGATTTGTCTTCTAAATTTAATAAAGCTGGAGACACGATTACAGGCGATTGCACTATTGCTTCTGGCGTAACTAACAAGAATATTGATATTGATGTAAACAATGCAAGTACGCTTATTCGATTTGATGATGACTTAAGAGCTACTTTTGGAGATGCTGACGATCTTCAAGTGCTACATGATGGCACATCGAACCAGATCAAAAGTATTAATGGAAAAGTAATTGTTTCAACAACTGCTAATAATGATGATATAGAAATCACTCCACATGGTACTGGTGATGTAGTAATAGATGGACTTAAATACCCTCAATCCGATGGCTCGTCAGGACAAGCTATAACTACGGATGGATCGGGTCAGTTAAGTTGGGGCAATGTTTCTAGTACAACAGCAGATGGTTGCTTATATGAAAACGATCAGTCGATCACTAATAATTACACGATAGCTTCAGGGAAAGGAGCACATGCGGTTGGCCCTCTAGCAATTTCTGCTACCCTAACTATTAACGGGGTCTTAGCTATCAGCTAAAATAAAACTATGGCACTCACGTTAAACGGATCAACAAATACAATCGCAGGTCTAGCCGTAGGCGGCTTACCTGATGGAATAGTCGATACAGACATGATTGCTGCTAAGGCAGTAACAGCAGCTAAAAGAGGTACAGGAGCAGTCCTTCAAGTGGTATCGACAACAAAAACAGATACATCTTCAAATTCAACAAGTGCTACATATTGGTGGAATACAGATGTAACTGTTGATATTACACCGAGTCATGCAAATAATAAGATTCTACTAACTGGCTATATTTCCGTTGCAGTTGCAGGGCCACAGCATAATATTGGTTTAGGATTACATAAAGCAGGTAACGTGATCTCTGGTTTTAAAGGAGATACAGCAAGTTCTAGAGCAACAATTGGTTCTGGTGGAACTAATAGCCCAGGGGCTGGAAGTGGCTATTATCATAATACTCAGGCATGGATACCATTTGAATTTTTAGATACTGCTGGAGGTACAAGTGCAATTACTTATGGAATAGCAATTAGAAATCCTTCTTCAATATCTCGTACTATAAGAGTAAACTATGCCGATACAGATACAGATGATGCTTATCACATGAGAGCAGTTTCAGTTATTACAGCGACGGAGGTGGCAGCATGAGCTTAGACCACGATGCAATAAGAAAAGCTTATCCAGAAACAATCTTAATACAAGACGCTAATGGTGCCTTCGATAAAGATGGCAAGTCAATTACATTAGAGCAATCTAAAATTGACGCTGCTAGATCAGAATTAAATGCAGCTTATGCAGCTATTAAATATCAAAGAGACAGAGCAGCCGAATACCCTTCAATCGTCGACCAGTTGGATGACATCTACCATAATGGTATTGATGGTTGGAAGGCCACCATTAAAACTATTAAAGATAAGTATCCTAAAAGCTAATGGGAAGTATTAAACTGCCACACGCATCAGGAAATAGCATGAGCATCGCAGCTCCTGCAACGAATCCTGCCTCTGATTTAGAACTTAAATTACCTGCAACTATTGGTACTGCTAGTCAAGTATTAAAGAATAGTGGAACGGCTGGAACACTTGAATTTGGTTATGGTATTGAAGTAGATCAATGGAGACTACATACTAACCTTACTGGTGTTACATCTGGAGTAGTTATAACTTCAAATCTTGAAAGGACCGATACTGATTTTTCTAAGATAGGGACTGGAATGGGTGAGTCTTCAGGTATCTTTACTTTTCCGAGTCCTGGTATATGGAAAATAAATTTTCAAGCTTATATGACGAATACTGTTGCAAACAATAATTGGGCTGGATGTTATATTCAAACATCTACAGATAGTGGAAGCAGTTATGTGACTAGAGCTGAATGTTGGACAAGTATGGATGGAGCAGATGGATCAACTGCTAATTATGGATCAACAAATGCAGAACTTATTTTTGATGTAACTAACACTAGTACACATAAAGTGAAATTTTTCGTCGCTTCTAATACGAGTACTACTTTTCATGGAGCTACAGGAGGGAATTTAACTTTTATGACTTTTCTACGTTTAGGTGATACATAATGGATTTTCAAACAGGAAGAGCAGATCACATTGAAGATTATTTAATCACTGTTAGAAATGGACAGTGGTTTGGATGGTCTGACTCAAAGAATAAAGTTTATGCAAATCTGATTGTCCATGATGGCGGTTCTAAGCCTACAGAATCGGAAGTAAATGCAGGACTTAAAAAATTACAAGATGACTTCGATGCTAAAGATTATGCTCGTAAAAGAGTTAATGCTTATCCCTCAATACAAGATCAATTAGATATGCAGTATTGGGATAAAAAGAACGGTACAACAACTTGGGTCGATGCCGTTGCTAAAGTAAAATCTGACAATCCGAAACCATGAGCCAATTAAAAGTCAACACAATACGCCACACAGGAGCATCATCTGATGCGATTACATTGGCTAGTGACGGTACAGCAACGGCAAAGATAACTAATAATCTAAGCAACAGACGGATCAACCTAAATGGAGATATGAGAATAGCCCAGAGGGGAACTTCGTCAACAGATCATGGTATGAAAGTTGTTGATAGATGGAATCATTACAGAGAAGGTGTTGATGAGAATCCAACTTTTGAACAAGCAGATGTTGCAAGTGGTACAACTCCTTATCAAAAAGGGTTTAGAAAATCATTTAAAATAACAAACGGTAATCAAACAAGTGGAGCAGGTACAGATGACTATATAACCATAGACCATAAAATAGAGGCACAAGATATTGCTAATTCAGGTTGGGATTACACATCGGCTTCTAGTTATATAACATTATCTTTTTGGGTTAAATCTAGTGTTGCTCAGACATTCTACGGATACTTAAGATCCCAAGATGGAACTTCAAAACTTTATCCATTTGAAACAGGAAGTCTATCTGCTGATACTTGGACAAAAGTAACAAAGACAATTCCAGGCGTTAGTGGGCTTCAATTTGATAATGATAACGGTCATGGATTGCAACTTAGATTATTACTATTTAGAGGAACATATCGAACAGGTAGTGTAACTTTAAATCAATGGGGAAATTGGAATAATTTAGTTAGAACCCCAGATAATACAACAACTTGGTACACAACTAATGATGCAACCTTTGAAATTACAGGTGTTCAGTTAGAAGTAGGAGATGTTGCCACTGAATTTGAACATAGATCGTATGCTGATGAATTAGCTAAGTGTCAGCGTTATTATATGAAATGGACAGATGGTAATAGTAAATATGTCGGTATGGGTACGGTCACTAGTGGTACGGAAGTTACTTGTGTTTTAACTATGCCTGTAACTATGAGGGGTACGGTAGCAATAGACCATACCTATGGAGATGATTATTGGAGAATTGCAGGAGGTAACATGGGTGGTGATAAATACATAGATGGGGCTTGGATAGTCGATCAAAACCAACCAAATACATTTCTTATTTATTCAACTCCAGAGGTAAGTTTAAGCAGTTATCAGGGACAATCTGGTTATATTCAAGGTAAAAACGCCTCTTCATATATGGCCTTTTCATCAGAACTTTAAATCATGACTTTTACATACAAACTACAAAAGAGAAGTGGTGAAACTGAAGCAACTGCTATTACAAAATTTATAACAGGAACAAATAGAGCTATAAGCTTCCCAATTGATGATGATTGTAATGAATATCGAGATTACCTAAAATGGGTAGCAGAAGGTAACACAGCGGAGGCAGCAGACTAATGGGATTAACACAAGTCAACTCAGAAGGTATCAAAGACGGTGAGATTAAAGATGCTGATGTCAATGCTTCAGCAGCAATAGCAGGTAGCAAATTAGCAGCGGCTACTACCAGTGCGGCTGGCTCAATGTCAGCAGCAGATAAGACAAAGTTAGATGGAGTAGCTACAAGTGCTACAGCTAACCCTTCAGCTCCAGCTTTAACAGGCTCAACCAATAACACAGTTTGTACTGTTACAGGTGCAAACGCTATTCAAGGTGAGGCAAATCTTACCTTTGATGGCAGTAAATTAGTAATACCTACCACTGGTTCAAATGACGCAAATAGTAATAGTGATGGTGCAGGTTTTA